CGCTTTTAACTCTATTCCTAAGATTAACTTTGTTATAAGAGGTAAACAAATTCTTACTGATTTAAGTGGATCAAGTTATGCATACTCTGCAAACCCTGCATTGGTTTTGTATGATTACTTAACATCAACTCGTTATGGTAAAGGATTATCTGCAAGTGATATAAATATCACAGCATTTACTGCGGCTCAAAATACTTGTGATACTAATGTTACACCATATACAGGTGCTAGTACGGAGAAACTATTTGAATGTCATACAGCTTTAGGTAACAAGACTAAAATAATTGATAATGTAAAAAAAGTATTATCATCTATGAGGGCTTTCTTTACTTTTAGTGGTGGCTTATACACGATTAAAGTAGAGGGTACAGGCTCAAGCGTTTTATCTATAACCGAAGATATGATTGTTTCAGGTATACAAGCACAAGGTGAAACTAAACAAAAAAGATATAATAGAGTTATTGCTAGGTTTGATAACGCTGAAAAAAACTTTCAACCTGATGAAGCAATCTATCCGCCAAGTGATGAAACTAATGTTGGTAGTGCTTATAAGTACGCAACTATGTTAGCTAATGATAATGATGAGGAATTGCATTTTGAAATGTCTATGCCTTGTACTGTTAGTCCATACCAAGCAGAAGATATGGCTGAACTAGTTTTAAAGAGATCAAGAGCAGGATTACAGCTTAATTTTGTGGCAACAAGTGAAGCACAAGAATTGGCTATTGGAGATATATTTCAAGTTACGCACAGTGGATTAGGTCTAAGTGCAAATAATTATATATGTGTTGGTTTAAGTTTACAAAATAATGGTAATGTAGGCATTAAGGGTTTAGAGTATTCTGCTGACGCTTATACTTATAATACAAAATTACAAACAGCTTCACAGCCGACAACATTTTTACCTGACCCAAGAACTGTACAAGCACCTGTATTAGTTTCAATAACTGATACTGCAGTTAATGTTACTGAGGGTAACTTAAATGTAATAATGACTGTTACTTTTAGAGGTACATCTGACTTCTTTGTCGATAAGTACGAAGTTATATATAAGAAAAGTACAGATTCAATTTATAAAACAGCAGGTATATCAAGTAATCAAGTAAGAGAAATACCAGTTGAAAGCGAAGCGACTTACAATGTTAAAGTTAGGGCTATAAATGCGTTAGGCTATAAATCAGGCTATGTTGCACAAGACCATTATGTTCTAGGATTTGCTGACCCACCTGCAAATGTTGCAGATTTTTCAGTCGATTATCAAGACCAAGTTGCAGTGTTAAGTTGGACGCCAAATACAGATTTAGATTTAGCTTTTTATCAAATAAGGTTTTCGCCATTAGTATCGGGTGCTACATATAATAATTCTGTTATCTTAGTGCAAAAAGTAAGCCCACCATCTAATTCAGCTATCGTACCTGCTAAAGCAGGAACATACTTTATTAAGGCACACGATTTATTAGGTCATCAATCTCTTACTGCTACTAGTGTTATCGGAACTATATCTACTTTCGCAGGAGCGAATACAGTTTCTACTATTACCGAATCAACAGCCTTTGCAGGAACAAAAACTGATGTAGTAGTGGTAGATAACGCTTTGATATTAGATTCAGACGGACTGTTTGACGCTAAATCAGGGGACTTTGATGATGCTACTGGAAAGTTTGATGAGGGAGATGGAGTTAAATCTATTGGCTCTTATGTATTTGCTAATCAAATATCTTTAAGTGCTAAGTATCAAGGCAGAGTATCGGCTGATGTTATCACTGAGCAATTAGATTATGCAAGTAGCTTTGACGATATTCCAATATCCTTTGATGCTGTTGCAGGATTATTTGATAACGCTACATCTGACCCAGACTTTGATGTGAAGATGTTTATTTCAACCTCAGATGATAACTCAACTTACACAGGGTTTACTCGTTTCTATGATGGTAATTATGAATTTAAATTTGCTAAGTTTAAATTACAATTAGAAAGTAATGTATCATCAACCACGCCTAGAATTACTGAATGTAAAGTAAATTTAGAAATGATGGATAGGGTAGATAGAGGTGCTAATATCGCAAGTGGTGCAGGAACTAAAGCAGTAACATTTAACACAGCTTTTTATGAAGAGCCAAGTGTAGTTATACTTGCTCAAAATGCGGCACAGAATATACAGACGGCAGTTACTAGTAAATCGGCAACAGGATTTAGTGTGACCTTTACTAATGCAGGTGGAACAGCACAAGATATAACCTTTGATTATGTTGCTAACGGACAAGGTACAGCAATTTAATTGCCAAACAAAACGAATAATAGTATAAACAGGAGAATATATGAGCCAACACGATTATAACATAGCAAATGCTACATTTCCAAATGTAAGGTCTGACCTTAATAACGCTTTAGGAGCAGTAGCAACTAACAACGCAGGTAATTCAGCACCATCTACCACTTACGCTAACCAATGGTGGTTTGATTCAGATGGTGACAAATTATATATGCGTAACAAAGACAATGACGCTTGGGTAGAAATACTTACTATTGGTGCTACATCAGATGATGTCCAATCATTATTTGCCAATGTTATTGCAGAGGGTACAAGTGCAACAGGTGTAACAGTTGATGGTATGTTAATTAAAGATGGTGGCTTTACTGCTACTTTAGGATCTACAATCACAACTGCTGATAACACAGATACACTTACATTAAAATCTACTGATGCTGATGGTAATTCTGGACCAATTTTAAGACTAAACAGAGATTCAGGCTCTCCTGCAGATGGAGATGTTATTGGTGAAATTCATTTTAACGCAGATGATGATGCTGGTAATACAACATCATTCTTCTCTATGTCAGCAAACATAAGAGATGCTTCCAATGGTGATGAAGATGTACAAATGGTATTTTCAGGTTTTCGTGGCGGTAATAATGTAAATTATTTAGAGTTTGATGGTGACCACGTTGTCTTTAATGAAGGCTCTGCAGACATAGACTTCCGAGTAGAATCTAATGCTCTTACTCACGCTTTCTTTATTGATGGCGGTACTGACCACGTTTCAATAGGTAATTCTTCAACTTCTCTTTACACATTAGATATAAAACAAAATTCAGACTTTACAGGGTCTAGTAGTGATACTGCTAATGAAGCACCACTAAGAGTTACTAGCACACATAGTAACGGTAGAGGTGCTATTGCATTTGGTAATAACAACAATGGTGTTTATAATAAAGGTGCAAATGATTTAGCTATACAAGGTTATAATTCTGTAACATTTGATGTTTCTACTACGAATGATGATAAGTTTGGTACTAAAACAGAAAGGTTTAGAATAAGTAGCACAGGTAAATTAGCTACTGGTGCTGAAACTGATCCTGATTGTGATGAGGGTGGACTTACACTAGATATGAACGCTACTGATGGCAGAATCTTAACTTTTAAATCTTCTGATGTTGCACACGGAATGACCAATGAAGCTGAAACAGATACTTTTTTTAGAGTTGGAAAAGCTGATAATGCTAAAGGTGGTGTGTTTATGTCAACATTGACTGAAGATATGGATTCTGAGAGATTTGTAATTACAACTAATGGTGATGGTAATTTATCTACAACTAAATCTACTTCTGGCAAAGGTGCTACGACTATTGGAGCTAACCAAAAAAATGGTACAGGTGTTACTTTCGTAAATGATAATGGTAATTTATTTAGTGTTTCTAACTATATTCAGACTAAATTTATTGTAGACGCAGATGGAGATATTCATTATGACGGGTCTGATGCTGGTGCTTTCGATAGTTACGATGACGCTATGTTAGTGCGTTCTTGGGATTTATCTCACAATAAAAATGTTATCAACTCTACTTTTGATAAGTATGTTAAATATAATCACGAATCATTGGCTAATGCTAAACTTGTTGGTAGAGAAGAAGATGGTACACCAAATCATTTTGTAAATGTAACTGGTATGCAAAGACTTCACAATGGTGCTATTTGGCAACAGTATGAAAAGACTGAAAGACTTGCTAACGCAATGTATGAATTGGCTAAAGCCGCAGTTGGTGAAGATAAAGCCAATGAGATACTAGAACAAAACGAAATTAAATTATTAAACTAAGGAGAAACAAATGGCAATAACAGCAAATATGACAACTCACGATGGCGTAGCATTAACTAGTGCTTATGTCAGAGTTACCTCTGCATATGTTAAAAAAATGGGTAGTGATTGGAAACTAGTCTACGATGTTGAAATCTATAAAGATAAAGCAACTCGTGATGATGAAGCAACAGAACAATCTATGCGTATTAAAAATCAACACTTACAACATTTTAAGACTGATTATGATATTACGACATCAACAAATCCAATAGCTTTAGCATACGCAGACTTAAAAACTAATAGTCAATTATCTAATATAACTGACATAACTGAATAAGGGTAACTTATGTTTACAATTGATAATAAAGAATATGATGAAACTAAATTATCTGACAAAGGTAAAATAGCTTTCGCACAACTGCAATATGTCGCACAAGAAAGATCAAAACTACTTTTAGAAACTGATCGGCTCAACACGATAGAGGGTGCTAACTCGGCAATCCTAAAATCTGAACTACCAAAAGAGGAAGCTAATGCCAAGCCAGTCGCAAAAGAATAGCGAAACTCTAATTAGGTTAGAGGCTCGGATTGAAACGATAGAGTCAAATCATTTAACACACCTACAATCCAGTGTGGAAAAAATTGAGAAAAGCATTGAGAACATTTGGAAAGTCATAGGCATACTATGTGCTATGTTTATATTCGTCTTTGCTGATAGTGTTAAATCACTAATAGATATAGTTACTATTTTATAATAGAGGGTTAAATATGGAGAAATGTATTCTCGTAATTTCAGACCAACACATACCACATCACCACCAAGATATGATGGCTTTTTTAAGAGCCATAAAGAAAAAATATAAACCGACACGCATACTGAATATTGGTGATGAAGTTGATTCACACGCAATAAGTTACCACAGTCCTAATCCTGACCTTGCTAGTGCAGGTGATGAATTAAGAAAATCTTTAGAAACTATCCACGAGTTAGAACAACTATTTCCTAAGATGGATTTAGTCCATTCTAATCACGGAAGTTTAATTTTTCGCAAAGCCTTAACTCACGGATTACCTAAAGCCTTTATTAAAGACTACAATGAGTTTTTGCAAGTAGGCAAAGGTTGGAAGTGGCACGAAGATATTGTAATTAAAGCAAGTAACGGACAAGATATATATTTCTGTCACGGAAAGACAGCTAATATTTTAAAACTTGGACAACAGTACGGAATGAATGTTGTGCAAGGACATTATCATACAAAATTTAATATCCAATACTGGGGTAATCCAAACGCCTTACATTGGGGATTACAAGTTGGTTGCCTTATAGATAAAGACAGCCTTGCTTATGAGTACAACAAACTATTTAAAGACAGACCCATTATTGGTACAGGAATTATTATTGAGGGCTTACCTTATCTTTTACCAATGGTCTTGAATAAAGGCGGAAGATGGAATAAAGTTGTTCCCTAATGAGTGCTTTTAAAAAACAAGTAGCAGGTAAACACTACCTAGACTTTAAAATACAACCAATGGATTTTTTTATACAAAACAATATCTCTAAGATAGACGGAGATATTATTCAGTATGTCATAAGAATAAAAGGTGATCCCATTGAGAATATAGACAAAGCTATTCATTGCTTAGAACTTAAAAGAGAGGCGATAAAAAATGGATCAAAATAGAATGATGTCATTCACACAGAAATTAGTCATAGATGAGTGGAGAGCATTTTGTATATTAGGCTTTGATGTAACACCTGAGGGTTTAGCACCTGAATATATAAGAATTTATATTAAACCTTATGACGGAAGATTAGACCAAGAAGTAAGATCACACGCTAGAACAGTTACTAAGTTATTAGAAAAAGGTGATAGCTTAGAATCAATAGTTGAAGATCATACTAAAGAAAGCATTGTCGGTAACATATTACATTATGTTAAAAACAATATGGAAGATATTATCGCTTGTAAACAAGTAGAAAAAGAAGTGAAATTATCAACCGATCCTTATCGTAAAATCAAATAGGAGTACATTATGGAAATACTAAAAAGAGTAAGAGAAGTAGCTTTAATTAAAGTTTCACTTTGGATAGTTGCAGTAGTAGCAATAGGAGCAATCGTTATATTCTAATGATTGACACTAAACAAAGAATAAAATCCCACGAGGGCTTTAGTCCTACAGTTTACGAGGACACACTCGGTTATAAAACTGTAGGCTATGGTCATTTAGTTTTAGAAAAAGATAACTTTGTTGTTGGGGAGATATATTCACCTGAACAGTTACAAGGCGTATTTGAAGAGGATTATAATATTGCGTTTAACAACGCTCACGATTTAATAGAAGATAAAGATATACCATACGACCCTATGGTTGAATCAGTATTAATAGAAATGGCGTTTCAATTAGGATTGCCAAGATTAAAGAAATTTATAAAGTTTATAGAGGGCTTACAGGAAGAAGATTATTCTAAAGCCGCAGATGAAATGATAGACAGTAGATGGGCTAAACAAACTCCTGCTAGAGCCTATGAACTTTCAACACTTATAAGGAATATTAAATAATGTTAGGAAAACTTTTAGGCGGTGGTGGTATAAAAGCTATTGGTGATATAGTTGATGAACTTTATACAAGTGATGAAGAACGCAACGAAGCGAAAATTGCCTTAGAAAAACTACAAGCTAAATTAAAAGAAAAACAAATGGACATCAACCTAGCTGACGCACAAAGTACAGCAGGTGGTTTGGGTGGTTTTATTCAAAGAATATGGCGACCACTTATCGGATTTAGTTGTGCATTGGCTATAATGTTTGAATATGTAATTAAACCTTTCTTAATGTTTTTCCTTGCAACATTTCAAATAGAAATTTTACCTTTGCCTGAAATGGATATGGGAACTCTTATGCCTTTAGTTATGGCATTATTGGGAATGGGAGCATTGCGAACTTATGAAAAAAAATCAGGTATTACCAAATAAGATAAAGGTGGTATTACACCACCCTGCTAATATCTTTACTTTAGTTGAATCGCTTTTAACCATAACAATCTTAAATGAAGTTGTAGCACAATACCAAGTGTTAGATTATTACCCTACCTTAGAACGGACTATAAATTTAGAACGCTTAATTAAAGATAATAAAGATAATATCTATGCGGAGAAAGTTGAGTTAGATTGTTTTTATGAATATCGAGAGGTAGAAGATAGTGAACTCTTGGCTAAGAACTTCTCAACCAAGAGCCACGAATTAACGATTAATTAATTATCTTTTATAAATTACTTTGCTTTGGTCATCAGCAACTTTAAGGTCTTTTTTATTTACCATTCCAAAACCATAATGCCAATCACACCAAACAAATTTTTCACCAACTGTTGAAACTATTGCCTGTCCTTTAAATAGTTTAGGTTGATTAACAAATTCAACAATCGCATTTTCATATAGTGCAGTCATATTTTCACCCCCTTTCATATGCAAATATTATAATTAATGTAGATTTATTATAGTCACTAAATACACTTTTTTTAGGACTATTAATTAAGATCGTCTTTTATTTTATCCTTCCAATAATCTTCATCAGCCTGTCTACCTACAATCCAAGTTTCTTGAATTATATCAACATTTCTTGATGGTCTATATTTAATTAACCATATGCCGCCATCTTCAAGATCATTCTCAATCCAATCCATAGCCCAAGACCTATCTACAATATGCTCACCATCTTTTATATATTTGCCATCAATTTTTTCTATATCGTTACTAAAACAATCTAAGACAGTTCTATACCAATCTTCAATAATTTCTTCTCTGTCATATTTAGATAATTTGTTAAAATCAGACATTGAATTAAGTTTTTGTTTAATCATTCTATAACTCCCCAAATTCTTCTTTAAACATTTTAATATATAACACCACTAGGACTACACTAAGTAATCCTAGAAATGGTAGTAAGAAATAATATAATAGTGCTTCCATTAATTTAATTCCTCAAACTCTATATCTAAATTAGTCTTTTCAAATTTCTCTAACATTTTAATTTGTTTATTAGAAAGTCTATCAAAAGTTTTTAACATTGATGATCCATCTTTAAATAAGATAACCATACAATCTGTTGGTCTTTCAAAAGATATATAGTCTATTTTTTTAGTATCTATATTTTGTTCTTTTAATGTTTGCATTTTATTCGCCCTTTTGTTTGTTTATGTAATAACCATATCAACATTTGTTAATATCTTCAAACAAATAAAACATTATTTTTAATTATTTTTACTAATGTTCCTCTAATGTTCCATAATTAGAACGCCATATAAGGCTCATATAGGGCTATATAAAGATTATTGATACTGGCAGACCTTACAACCCACTATTGCGTATTTATGCAAGTTTGACGCCTTTAAATCGATTTAGGCAAATTACCCCATAATGAGGCGTGATCTAGGCTTAAAAAAGCTACAGTTTTTTCTATTTTAT